CTAGCTAGTACATAGTTTGGGTCGTGGTTAAATAGAAATCTTACGTCATCATCCATACGACCTTCAAAAGCCTCTGGAGATATATACTCTCTAAATCCACCTAAGTCGTTAGACATTGAATTAAAGACAGCACCATAGCCAACTACAGTTTGCTTATCTCCATCCATTCTAAGCTCTAAGTCTTGAACGTCAATAGTTCTAATTTCTTTATTTTTCATATCTATAAATTTTTCTTCTTTACCTATTTCTTCTATCTTTCTTTTAGTCCAAGCAAAGCCAGAGTCTCCACCCCATAATGCCCAAGCTATTCTACCAGCAGATGGATAACCTTCGTCACCACTATAAAATCCTTGACCTTCTTTATCTACTTCGTGCCTACTAAAATAAGAGTACATTCTCTTTATTGTTTCAATACTAAGGTTTACTCTGTTCTTAATATCTCTTGCTCTTGCAACGCCTACCTCTGTTCCACCTCTACCGAACTCCTCACGCCATTCTAAGCCTTGTGCAGCTTCGTCTGCCATCTCTTGAGTTGGCTTAGTGTTTATATCCTCTAACGCTCTGTCCTCATCATCTTCTAGTTGAGCATAACATACAGCAAGTCGTTGGTCGTTGTCGTCATACTCTTTCATAAACTCATCGGACATACATCTCTCGATAAACTCCTCGTTAGTCTCGTCTATATTTTTAGTAGGTATCGGCATTACTCTTTGTCCTCCTCTTCTACGTCTCCAACTGGAGCAAAATTCAATGGCATAAATAATTGGTCGCCCTCTGGACCTACTCTATTCAAGTCCTCCATTCGTCTTATCTCATTAATAGACAAAGCACCAATAGAAGCCATCTCTCTGTAATAACTTGCACGAGAAGCACTATCTCCTCTTAGTAAAGCATTTGCATCTAGCTTAATAGTAAACGAGCCAAACTCTGTTTCCCTAAATAGCTTTCTGTTAAGCTCTTGCTCTACCATTACCATATAAGGCATTAGGGTAAATCTAACAAAGTCAATACTTAATGCTTCTATACTTGAATAGTTAGCAGCTTTCTCTAAGTGACCAATCAAAGATAATGGCACTTTAAATATTCTAGCTACTTCTTCAATCTGAAATCTACGAGTTTCTAAAAGCTGATACTTATTAGCATCTATGTTAGTCTGCTCGAATGTCATACCCTCCTCTAAGATAGCAGTCTTACCAGCAACAAATGAGCCACTATAGTTTTGATTCCAAGAGTTCTTTAATCTTGCTACAGCTTCTTTACTTAGTTTGCCAGGATGTTTAATTACTCCACCAACTTGTGCAGAGTTTCCTAGATAACTATTAGCTGTGTCATTAGCAGCTATAGACGTTGCTATTGTTGTGTTCTGTGCTTTTAATACGCTTACTCCCTCACAACCATTGAAAGATAAGTTAAAGAAGTGTAGCATATCTTCTTTCATTACACCAATCTCATAGTCTTTAATGTCGTAATATATTTGCCCATCGTGCTTAATTACTTTGACATCTTCTGGATTGATAGGAATAAGTGAGATTGGTCTAGCGTTACCATCTCTCTCAATATAAAAATACGCATTCCCCTCTAGTAATAAGTTGGTCATTAGAGTGTCTAGGAATGTGTATGGTGTCATATACTCGTTAGGATTACGAGCTAGTAGTCGGTAGATTGGATGGCTGACGTCAGTAATCTTATCGTCATCCTCCTCGACTCTGTAAACTTTTATGGGTAGACTTGCTATTGATTCACTAATAACTCTAACACACGCAAAGACTGCACTAAATGTTAAAGATGTATCTCTAGTTACTGCTGTTCTGTTGGCTGCACCATAGCCACCGAAAACTGCCTTTAAAAAATTATCGCCCCTCTTCTCAGAACGCAAGAAGTCAAATAGTCCCATAAAATTGTAATTACATTACAAAGATAAGAGAAATCGCAAAAGTCAAATCCATACTATTCCCCTATCATCATAGGTAGAAGTGTCGCTAGAATCGTCATTCATATAACAGCCTAGAGCCATAACAAGTGCAACCATTCCATCAATCTTCTCAGTTGATTTACTCTTATCCATTTTAATATTACCAGCAGGGTCTGTTTTCATAGCTAAGTTAGAACACATCCACCTCAACACTTTGTTACCAGCGTGGTTAATCTGTTTGCCTAATACGAGCTTCTCTAGTTCTTTTGTTGGTGTAGACATACTAGCAAATCCTTGACCGTAGGGATACATAGGTAAAGAATCCTCTACAAGTGTATTTACTAACATACTGCTATTCCATCTATCATAGGCTATCTCTTTTATGTTTACAACCTCAGCTACTTCTTTTATTTTTTTTTCAATGTAGTTATAGTCAGTCACATCTCCAGGAGTTAGTGAAATTAATCCTTCTTTCTCCCAACCTATGTAGTCTACTTGGTCACGTCTTGAACGAATAAAAGCATTATCTTTAGGAGCAAAGAAATATGGTATAACTGTAAACCTATCATCCTCTGGAATGATTAAGACAAAAGCTGATATATCTCTAACACTCGCTAAGTCAAGTCCAGCGTAAGCAGTCATCCCTTTGTAATCATCTAAGTTGATTGGTGCTTTATTGCATTGCATCCATTGCTGGTCTGATAGCCATTTACTAGCTGAACTCATCCATTGGTTAAGGTGTAGCATTCTAAAAGTATTCTCATAGCTTGGTAGCTTAATAGCTTTCTCTTGTTCTCTTTTAAGATAGTCTAATTTAACGACTCCACTATCAAGACCAGGATTAGCAATCTTTAAAGCCTCCTCACTTGTCCAATCTGTTTCTAAATCACAAGCATACTTAACATAGTAGAAACTTGAATCGTCTATGATTTGTTCAGCCACTTTCCTTCCGTATTCTTCTGTCTTGTAACATATCGACTCACGATTGTAACCAGCAGTAGTAATTGCTATTGTCATTGGCTGTCTCCTACTACCTACCGAAGTAGTCAAGGCATCCCACAGACTAGAATCTTTCTGAACAAAGAACTCATCCATACAAATGAAACTAGCGTTGTATCCAAACTTACTAGAAGCCTCTGAGCTAATAGCCTTAAATGCTGAGTTGCTTTTCTCGTGGATGATAGAGTTCTTAAATACTTTTAGATTCTTGTTTAGTTGATTGTCAGCTCTTACCATTCCACTAGCTACGTCAAATATAATTCCAGCTTGTTGTCTATCTCCAGCAGCTATATAACATTCAGCACTAGGCTCGTTGTCGGCTAGTAACATATACAAAGCTATTGCACTTATCAGAGTTGACTTTCCGTTCTTTCTTGGTAGACATATATAAGCAGTTCTAAATCTTCTTAGACCACTATCTCTATACTTCCAACCAAATAAATCTCTTACTATTGTTTTCTGAAATGGCTCTAACTTAAATGGCTGACCTCCTAACTCTCCTTTAATGTGCTTGATATGATTCTCTATAAAGTAAACAACTCTATCGGCTGCCTTGTCATCAAAGTAAAAAGTCTTGTCCTCCTTTAGTTTCATTAGTCGAAGAAATTAAAATCGTCTGTCCTTTCCTCATCTTGTTCTGGCATACTAAGGGATGCTCTGCTGCTCGGAGTGAAGCCAAATTGCGTAGCAATTTTCATAGCATTTTGTAAAGCGTTTTGCATTACCTTGTACTTTGGTGCAATCTTACTAGACCTCAACCTACCATCTTTGTCAACGGTCTGTTCTGTGAAGTTGCCTTGTAACTCTTGAGCTAACTCTCTGTAGATTCCTATCTCATTACAATAGGCTGCTAAGATTGATAAGTCTGTCAAGTGCAACATCTTAATGTTAGCTAGTTCGTTAGTGACTAAGTCCCATTCATCTGCACCTTGTTTATTGAGAAAGGAGGGAGCTGAAGGCATACTAACAACTTGAGAAGTTTCCATTTCATTTCCCACCAATCTGGATTTCTCTAGTGTGCCTTTTAGCTCCTTTACTTTTGTTGGTATTTTTTTTCTCCCTCTCAAAATATTCTAGTTTGTGCTTGGTGGTTTTTTATTCTTTTAATAGCGTTGTCGTAGTATTCTTTGTCAAGCTCATAGCCAGTTAAATCATAACCTAAGTTGTGACAAGCTATGGCTATTGAGCCACTACCTAAATGTGTGTCTAAAATCTTATCGCCTTCATTAGCGTAGTTCATCAATAGCCATTCGTATAACTTGACTGGTTTTTGTGTTGGGTGTATTTTATTTTTACAATCATTTATATAAGCATCTGCTCTACTATACTTAAATACTTTAAATGTGTTAAAGTTAGTTTTAGCTAATTCTCCCTCTTTAAAGTTACCACTATTACCTTTATACCATATTATAACTCCACTATCAGAAACAAAATTAAAATAATTACCTCCCCAAATTATATATTTTTTACTTACTCTTTGTAATTCAATAAAATACTCATCACTAGGTATTTCTTTATCCCAATTAGATTTATGATAGCTTTTATATGTTCCAGCATTTTTTGTAAATCCTTTTTTGCCTCCTAAATTATTTTGGTTAATATCTGCATCAATCCCATAAGGTGGGTCTACTATGGCTAAGTCAAATTGATTGTCTTTCATCAGCTTCATAGCTTCCAAACAATCTTGGTTATGTATTTTATTAATATCCATCTGAACTTAAACTGGTTTTAGTTTGGTATATCTATACCCACACGATTTAGATTTAATTATGCGTATAAAAAATGAAAGC